CCCGACTGCAAAGTCGGACCGGCGAATCAGCCAACCGAAGTTGGTGAACGCTGTTAGAGTTAGATCTCTAATATGGTTGTGAATCTAAGCACTTTAACGGTCTCCTGTGAAGGAAAACAGTTAAATCATGAATCTTAAGTGAGGATTGTTTTAGTGTAAGGAGGACCAGCCTAAAAGCGTCATCAATGAACCCCAGGCCAGTGGCTGGAGTGATAACTTCAGATGGGCTGTCGTAATATGTGTAAAGTAACATTGGGGAGTCTCCTTATGATATTAGTAAGGAGAGAAATTGTTAACCCATTGACCTACCCGGTCTTTGGGGCTTTGCACAAGTAGTCATCTTGCGAAAGATGGTGAACAAAGGTAGGTACCTAACTAGGGCACGCTAGAGGGCTTTAAGCCTCTTGCTTAGAAATAAGTGGGAGGAGGAGCCTGAGAGCTGGCTAAGCCAGTTAGGCCACGAAGCGTAAGCTAGTGGTTGGAGCGGAAAGGTCAGATTGTCACTTCTGACGAATCTACCATCTAGGAAACTAGATAATTGCGACATCGGATCCTCATCTGAGGGAACCCTTCAGTCGTCGTACCATTTCTGTAAAAGAGGTACTAGATCAGTTCTGGACTCGAGCAATCGAAAAGAGAAATCTTCCAGAGAAGCACGCTAGGGCGCGACCCGAAATGCGAAAACCGTCAGAAATGGCGGAGGGCTGATCATTCCTTGATATAGGAAGTGTCAACGACACGGGCAACCTCGAAAGAGGCTGCCTTAGCCTACTAAGGCGACCTGCGGCCCACCCCTCCCTGGAGGGACTGGAGAACCGAAGGGTGAACAAATTTAAAAGGTGACTTTTATCTTTGAGAAATTGAACACTATGAACCTTAAACATATGTATAAGATCCTAGTGCCAAAATCCCTCACTTGGTCCGTCTGTGTAAAATCAGACGTAAAATTAGCGGTTGCTTTCGCAAGATTGCTTCCGTTAATCTTTGGTAAGGTGTCCGTGTCTAAGATAAAAGTTGTTTGGAATTTTGCACGTTTTTGCCAAGGGATGCATAGAACCCGAGGCCCTAGGGGACTTGCTCTTCATCTGAAAGCTTGCTGTGTGATAACGCAGCAGGTTGCAGGTGGAATGCAAGTGAAATCCCCGTGGGTATTAGGTGCAAACATCTCGCGTACCAAATCAGGTATACCTAGACTTATCCCTCATGGTCACCGTCAGTCTATACTGGCTGGCGACGTTGGAGTGATTAGACTTTGGTTGAGTCTTCTAGGACTTTATAGAGTTATAGAGTTCAAAGGAGCGCTAAAGTTGAAAACAATAACGGAACCCGGGAAAGATATTTCCCAGATTCGACGTGAGTTCTCTAAGTTTTGGGGTGACTTCCTTGATTCCCTAGCGATTCACACCGCTATGGAGTCTCGGATAGACCCTTCTTTAAACCTGGATCCTAAGTCTCTTCCTCCCATTTTGAAAGCTAGCCCATGCATTGGTGGAAACACCAGTGTATGTAATTTTGTTATCGATTCGATAGCAATTTATTCAGACGTGGAATATCATTCTGCGCTGAAGGAGTGGTTAGTAGAAGTGGATGGACTAGATCTACTCTGGGCATTGAGGACTATAGGTGAAGTATATCACCGCGTGGGCCTTGATGTCCTTATCAAGTGGTGGGGGAGACCCCTACCACTTGGGAGACTAGGTTTTCTAGAAGAGCCTGGTAAGATACGAGTTGTGGCAATGGTACCACTTCTTATCCAAGGTATCATGAAACCCCTTCATGATTGGATCTTCTCGCGGTTGCGAGTAATCGTGACCGATGGGACGTTCAATCAGATTGGACCAGTCAGAACCCTGTTGGATGCATGTGAGGAAATGAACCTTGGTTCACTGTACTCATATGATCTTTCTGCAGCTACTGACCGTCTTCCTGTAGACTTACAGGTTGACTTACTTTCTGAGATCATGGGTAAGAAGTTGGCGCTTTTATGGAAGGGCCTATTAGTATCAAGACCTTACAGACTTCCAAAGATTGCAAAGTCTTACAATCTAGGATTTAATGAGGTTAAGTACGAAGTAGGTCAGCCTATGGGAGCGCTGTCATCGTGGGCTATGCTCGCGTTGACGCACCATGCTATAGTGCAATTCGCGGCTTCTCGTGTGAGAGCTAAACAACCAAAGGGTTGGTTTACCGGGTATGCGGTCCTTGGTGACGATATCGTTATCTCTAACGAATTCGTTGCAGCGGAATACCTCCGTATAATGGATGACTTGGGAGTAGGTGTTGGACTCGCCAAAAGTCTGATATCGAAAACAAGAAGTCTGGAGTTCGCTAAGCGAACTTTCATACGAGGACGTGATTGCAGTCCAGTTTCACTGGCGGAAGTGTCTGTAAGTTTAGTCAACCTACAGGCAGCTGCTGAGCTTTTTGCGAAATGCTCAAAGTTCATAGACCTGCGTCTAAGTCACGTAGCGCGTTTCGCTGGTTTCGGATATAAGAATTTAGCTCAACTGCAAGTTGGGTTTAGTCTTAATAATCGTCTAAGTAGGTTGTTAGCGTATCTTTGCCGCCCAGGTGGCTTATTTCCAATGCCTTTTGAGGCGTGGATCTCGGCCATTGGCCCTGGGGGACAAGGGGTAGCAAAAGACCACCGCTACTGGGTAACCAGTAAGCATCTGTGGAGACTATCCTTTGAGATCGTGAGTAGATCTCTAGCAAAATCTGCTGAAGTAATTCGGCAGATCTTTATGTGGAATATATCGGAAACAAAGACCCCAAAAGGGAAACTAGTGAACCCGATATTCAAAGAGGGAAACCCTTTGAGTGCTGCCGGCAGCGTAGCTGCTTTCAACATATTCATGAACGAGTGGGTAGCCTACCCACTTGGTCAGAGACTTCGAAAACGACTAGAGGTCGCCGACGACGCTATCAGGGTACTAGAACCCGATATCCTCCCAGAGTGGGAGTCCTTTGAAGCGTTATGGAAGCAAGTCATAAGTTTAGAAGATGGAGCGAGTGCTCTTCCTACTAAATGGAACTTTAGTATTCAAGATCCTCTTGAGCTAAAACCGTCTACAAGGATTGTTACCTTGTGGGTGGGCCTGCGGAAGCTAATTCTTCGAGAAAGGGCACCAGTCTTGTCTCTTAGACCGGGCAGCGTAAAGGCTGAGAAGCCAATACGACGACGGCGTACAGGTTAATCACCTTGTACAACCGAGCCGGACCCAAAGTTACACCTGGTAGCACTTTGACAAGTGTCTACCGGGAATAAACAGTTGAGTGTTTCTAAGCACAATCTGGCCTGTAAAATCGACCCTATGTCGAGGGGCAGTGTCCAGAGTCCCGG